GATTCGCGAAGTCATTCGCCGGCTTGGCTTCGGAGAGGTTGAGCTGATCGAAGGGCGCAACGTGCGCCGGCGCGATGGCACGGCCCGATACAACGGTGATTGGGTGCACGGCAATGCTAACGGCGAATGGGCGCAATACATCGTGCGCCTGACGCGCCCGATCACGCTGGACCAGGCGGACAACCTGAGAGCCGTGCTCGACCGCTATGCGCCGCGTCGATCCGAACTCTACAAGCTTGATTACACCGCGGCGCCACTGCGCCGCAACGGCGTAGGCCGATACGACGGTCAATACACCAGAGGGAGCATTAACACATGAGCAACCTGCCCGAAACCGCCGAATGGGCCGATGGCATTCGACAGTTCGAAACGTCCGACCCGGTCGAAGGCGGCCCCGATGGAGTCGACAACATTCCGTTGAGGCAACTGGCGAACCGCACGAGCTGGCTTCGTCGGGCGATGCAATTCGCGCTGACCGCGTTCGGCATCGACACCGGCCAGAGAGACGCGATTGTCGTGAACCTGTTGCCGGCGGTAACGGAGCTGGTCGACGGCATGGAAGTGACGTTCCGTGTCGCGACGTCGATCGACGGCCCGTGCACGTTCACGCCAAACGGAGATCCGCAAAGCGGTATCCCGGCGCTTCGGCTACTCGGCGGTGACCGCGGGCCAATCGGGAACGGCGACCTGCCGGCCGGCGCCGATGTGCGCGCGCGCCTGAATACATCGCTCGACGCTGCGGCCGGCGGTGCATGGGTCATTCAGTCCGTGTCGGGCGGTATGGCGCACATCCTGACGCCAGCGAAGGGCGATGCGAGCACGCGCGCGGCGAACATGGCCGCGCTGTTCGCCGCGACCGATGGGCGCGCAGTCGTCGACGTATCTGCGGCCGGCGATATCGCGCTGACGGCCAGTCAATACGGTGTCGCGCTGCTCGCGCTCGCTGGTGAGCTGCAGGCGTCGAAGGCTCTCGTTTTCCCGGCCCAAACCGGCCAGTGGATCATCGAAAACAATGCGACCGGCAACTTCAATATCACTGCAAAAGTGCAGGGCAGTGCGGCCGCAGGCGTCGTTCTTCCGATCGGCTCGCCGGTCATCGTGTGCAGCGACGGCAATGCGGTCAAGTTCGCAAGCGCAGGCGGGCAGGCCGGCTTTCGCGGCGTTCCGATCACTGGCATCAACGGCAAGACGATCAACATCGTTGGCGGTTATACACCCGGCGCCGTCCTGCTCGAACGAAACGGCGCGCTGCAGCAACCCGGCAACGCGGCCGCGCCTGACTTCATCGCAACGAACGGCACAACGATCGAGCTGACCGTTGCGGCGACAGCCGACGAGCAATTCACCGCGTATGTGTTCTCAACGTTCAGCGTTGCCGATGCAGTGAAGAAATCCGGAGACGCGATGGGCGGCCCGCTCGCGCTGTATCAGGGCTCGACCACCTCGGCACCGGTGGCCGGCGACAACAGCCAGCAGCTCATCAATTCGGCATGGTTCAAGGGTGAACAGGCGGCCGAAGCAAATCAGGGAACCGCGAAGGTCGCGACACAGGCGCAGACCAACGCCGGCACCGACGATACGACGATCGTTACGCCGAAGAAGCTGCGCGCCGGCTTCTCTATCAGTCTGGGCGTGAATGGCTATATCGCGTTTCCGTCATGGCTAGGCGGCCTGATTATTCAGTGGGTTGCCGCAACCATAAGCGCAACTGCAAACACGGACATGGGCATTACTGCGCCTTGGCCCGTTGTGTTCCCGAACGCATTGTTTCGGTCGTTCGCATCGGTCGGCAGCGTCAGTTTGAATGGATCGGGCGTTTATGCGGCAAGAACAAATGCGGGCGTTGCGAGCACTACGACCACTGCAGCGGCGGGGATATACACCGTCGCGGCACAAAGCGTAAGCATTCAATGGCTTGCCATCGGTAACTAAGAACGGGGAATCACTTATATGTCTCTTGCTCAAAATCTCTCCGCGCTCGGCCGTCTGCTCACCGCCGGCGTAACGGGCGTCGTTACCGGCAAGTCGCCGGCCGCCGGCGACAACAGCAAGGCGCTCGCGACTACCGAATGGTTCAAGGCTGAACAGGCTACCGAAGCGGTGCAGGGGACGGCGAAGGCAGCAACGCAAGGGCAGACCAACGCCGGCACCGACGACGCAACCATGGTCACGCCGAAGAAACTGCGTTTCGGCTTCGCGGCATCTCTCGCGCCGAACGGATACATCATTTTTCCGACATGGCTAGGCAGCCTAATCATTCAGTGGGGTAGCGGGACCTGCATCAAAAACAGTGGCATATGGAACGCTTTTCCTATGGCGTTTCCAACGGCCTGTTATGCGATCACGACTGGCTACAACGCATCGGGCAATAGCCCCAACGTACAGACCGTTGGAATTATCAACGTAGGTGTAACCGGTTTTCTCGGCATCAGCATGGACACATCAGGTGCGTCCGTGACCGAGCCGCTTTTCTATATCGCATTCGGGAGATAAAACATCATGGGTCAAAAATCAGCGGCATATAACGAAAAGCGCGAAATCGTCGCCTTCTACGATTCCGCTATCAGCCCAGCACCGAATGGCGTTCCGGTCATCGAAATCACTGCGGACCAGCACGCGATGCTCCTTAGTGGCCAGGCGACCGGGAAACGCATGGCGGTCGACGAGGCTGGCGCACCAGTTCTGCTCGACCCGGCACCGCCGAGCGATGACGATGTGGCGTCGACGTTGCGTGCCTCGCGCGACACCGCGCTCACGTCGACTGACTGGCTCGTGATGCGTCACACCGACGAGCTGCAGCTCGGCAACGGCACCACGCTCACCGCCGACCAGTACACAACGCTGCTCACCTATCGCAAGACACTGCGCGACCTGCCGACCTCTGCCGGCTGGCCTCATATCGAGCTGCCCGCTGAGCCCGATTTCGTGACCGCGATCGCCTGATCGCTTTTCTTCTATGTTCCCCTTTACCCGGAGTAAATAATATGGCGCAGGACACCTACCACCACGGCGTATCTGTCACTGAAATCAATCAGGGCTCGCGACCGATCCGCTCGATTTCGACCGCGATCATCGGTGTTGTATGCACGGCCGAAGATGCGGACCCGGCAACGTTTCCGCTCGACACGCCCGTGCTGCTCACGAACGTGATTTCGGCGCTCGGGAAGGCCGGCACGAAAGGCACGCTCAACAAGACGTTGACCGCGATCGGCGCGCAGACGAAGCCGATCACCGTTGTCGTGCGCGTTGCCGAAGGTGAGGACGATGCGGGGACGACGACGAACGTCATCGGCACAGTAACGCCGGAAGGCAAGTACACGGGCATGAAAGCGCTGTTGACCGCACAGGCAAAGCTCGGCGTGAAGCCGCGCATTCTCGGCGCACCGTTCCTCGACTCGCAGCCTGTTGCGACCGCACTCGTTACGACCGCACAGGCATTGAAGGGCATGGCCTACGCGTACGCGGCCGGCGCGAAGACGAAGGAGGATGCGACCACGTACCGCAAACAGTTCGCCGCGCGCGAGCTGATGGTGATCTGGCCGAATTTCATCGCGTGGGACGAAACGACGAATGCGAACGTCGAAGTGCCGGCCGTTGCGTACGCAATGGGCCTGCGCGCGAAGATCGACAACGATATCGGCTGGCACAAGACGCTGTCGAATGTCGCGGTGAACGGCGTGACCGGCATCAGCGCAGACGTGTCGTGGGACCTGCAGGACCCGGCAACCGATGCAGGCTACCTGAACGAACAGGAAGTGACGACCCTCATCAATCAGGACGGTTACCGTTTCTGGGGCTCGCGTACGTGCTCGGACGATCCGCTGTTCGAATTCGAGAACTACACGCGTACCGCACAGGTGCTCGCCGACTCGATCGCACAGGCGCAGATGGTTGTTGTCGACGGCCCGCTCAATCCGTCGCTGCCGCGCGACATTATCGAAAGCATCAACGGCAAGTTCCGCCAATGGATTTCGCTCGGCTATCTCATCGGCGGTTCGTCGTGGTTCGATCCCGAACCGAACACCACCGATGTGCTGAAAGACGGCCAGTGCTACATCGACTACGACTACACGCCGGTTCCGCCGCTGGAAAACCTGACGCTTCGCCAGCGCATCACCGATCGCTATCTCGCCGACTTCGCTGCGCGCGTCAACGCATAAGCAACGACATAACTAGGAGCCTCAGAACATGGGTATGCCTCGTAAACTCAAGGGATTCAACCTGTTCCACAACGGCGAGAATTTCGTCGGACAGGTTGCCGAAGTCACGCTGCCGAAGCTGACGCGGAAGATGGAAGACTGGCAAGGCGGCGGCATGAGCGGCCCTATCAAGGTCGATTTCGGTCAGGAAGCAATCCAGCTCGAATGGACGTGCGGCGGCTTCATGAAATCGGTGCTCGCGCAATACGCGATCACGCAGCATGACGGCGTGCAGCTGCGTTTCTCCGGCGGCTACCAGTCCGAAGACTCGACGAGCTACGACTCGATCGAAGTTGTCGTGAAGGGCAGGCACATGGAAGTCGATCCTGGCACCGCGAAGGCGAAAGAGGACACGTCTTTCAAGGTCACCACCGTCGCGAGCTACTACAAGCTATCGATTAACGGCGACGACATTATCGAGCTGGATTTCGTGAACATGATCGAGAAGATCAACGGCACCGACCTGCTCGCCGCACTGCGCACCGCAATCGGCCTGTAACGGCATCGCGCGACACAACGAATCGCCGGCCTGCCTGACGCTTCGGTCAGGCCTCTTGACCGATCACTCATCTTCGAAGGGCTTTCCATCATGCAAACCACCGATCAAGCTGCAGGCGCGACCCTTACCGCCGACGCCAGCGCCGATACCAGCCCGGTTGCCGCATTGGCCGCTGCTGACGCCGCGGCAACCGCAGCGGCCGCAGCCACGTCGACCGATCCGAACACGCACGTACTCGATACGCCGATCGTTCGCGGCTCCCAGACGATCGACCGTATCACGCTGCGCAAACCGAAGTCGGGCGAACTGCGCGGCGTGTCGCTGTCCGACCTCGTGAATCTCGACGTAGCCGCGCTTTCGAAAGTGCTGCCGCGCATCAGCGCGCCGACGCTCACCGAAATGGACGTTGCCAATATCGACCCGGCAGACCTCGTGCAATTGGGAGGTATCTTCGCCGGTTTTTTAATGTCGAAGGCGATCAAAGCGAAAGTGGAATCCCTGACCGCGTAGAGGACCCGATGGCCGATATCGCGACGGTGTTCGGCTGGCCACCGTCGACGATGGACGAATTCAGCCTGGCTGACCTCATGGACTGGCGCGAGCGAGCGCGCGTGCGAAGCGGACACGAATAGGCAATGGACAACGCCCTGAAACTCCGCGTGATGTTCGACATGATCGACAACATCACGAAGCCCATTAAGAACATACTGGCCGGAAACAAGGGGCTTGCCAGTTCGCTGAAGGAGACGCGCCGCGAGCTGGCTGAAATGGGCAAGGCGCAAAAGTCGGTCGCGTCGTTCCGCGAGATGCGTACCGGGCTCGAGTCGACCAGCTCGGAGCTCAAGACGGCGCGCGTTCGCGCGAAGGAACTGGCAAGCCAGCTCAATGCGATGGGGCCGCCGTCACAAAAGATGATTGCCGACTTTCAGGCGGCGAAGGAAGCGGCCCGCGCGCTCACCAACCAGCATCGCACGCAGACACGCGCCGTCAATGAGATGCGCACGCAGCTCGAATCGGCCGGCATCAACACGCGCAATCTCGCGCAGCATGAACGCGAGCTACGCACCAACATCGCGGCGACCACGGCGACGATGAATGCGCAGCTCTCGAAGCTCGAAGCGCTCAACGAACGGGAAAAGCGCGTGGCGGCCGCACGCAGGAGCATGCAGAACGTGCAGAATGCCGGCGCCGCGATGGCGGTCACTGGCTATTCCGCGAGAGCGACCGGCATGCACTTCCTCGGCGACCTGCACGAGTCGCTGGACGAGTCGAAGAAGGCCGAAAACGAAGTCATGCGCATCAAGGCGCTGGGCCTTGGCGATCACGCGAGCGAGGACGCGGCGAAGTACGCGCGCGCCATGAAACAG